AATGTCTAAATATTTTGTTGCAATTTACAATTTATTTTTTTTGGAATTCTATGAGGTTATATATTCTCCATATATATAGTTTTATTCATTTCATTCTTTTTTTTATTCATATAATTTACAATTTTAAAATATTGTAGTTTGCAATATTATCTCTGATATAATATATAAATGCCGAGAACTGCTGATGGGAAGCCTATATTATATAAACCTTATAAGAATACAACTAAATCAAAAAATAAGTACTGGGTCTATATCCGTAGTGATAATAAAAAAGGTTATAAAAGAATTGGATTTGGATATAAACCAATGCAAGATTTTTCACAACACGGAGACCAAAAAAGGAGAAAATCATATTTGGCACGAGCAAAAGGAATTAAAAATAAAGAAGGACAATTGACATATAAATTAAAAGATACATCTAATTATTGGAGTGTTCGTCTTTGGTCTGATCCTCCTCCGAAATGGGCAACATAGTCATTAAAGTCGTTATATCCCTTTTTTAATTCCTTATAGATAAAATTCAAAATTGGGATAATATAGAATGAAATATAACGACTATAACGACTATAACGACTATTATATAAATTATATATATATATATATATAAATATATATAGTAATAGGTAATAAAAGTAGAGAAGAAATAAATATAATATTATCCCCGATATAGTCGATCCTAATTTAGGAACGACTATAGGAACGACTTAACGACTATCTTTTCTATTTAAAAGTATAGATAATAATAAATATAATATGAAATACAAATATAATTTTTATTGTTATTATAAAGATATAAGAGTTGGGAAATATAAATGCAGTGGAGATGATTTTAATGAATTATATGAACAAATGAGTAAAGGTTTAATTATGGATGGATTCGAGAAAGGAATGAATATTCAAGAACAAATTAAATTCTTTCAAGTATATTGTAATAAAATATCCGAACAAGTGGATAAATGTTATAAAGTAAAAGCAAGTGATTTTTTAATGTTTCTAAGCTGTTATGTAGCATTGATAAAATATAATGTAATTCATGAAACAGAATATTTATTTATCAAAAATAAAGTAAGTTTAAAAACCATTTAAAAAATATATATTTATTATATATAATGAAAGAAAAGAATTCTATCAACAAATACGAAAATGGCAAAATCTATAAGATTACGGACAATACAAATGGGAATGTTTATTATGGTTCAACTCAAAAATCATTAAATAGAAGATTGAGTGATCATAAATATGATTATAAACGGAGGGAGAAGGAAGGAAATGTGAGAACTTCAAGTAAGATAATATGCAATAATGATTTTACAATGGAATTAGTTGAAGATTTCCCTTGTTCTTCAAGAAAGGAATTAGAAGAAAGAGAAAGTTATTATATTAATAATTTTGAATGTATTAATAAGGCAAAAAAAAAGCAAGTATTTCAAGTAGTTAAAAAAGAAATAACAATTACATTTGATTAATTATATTTTTTTATTCTTTATGCAATGATAAAAGTTCTTCAATTTGTTTTTTAAAGTCTTTTAGTTCTTTAATTTCTTCTTTTAAGGTTTCATTTTCCTCTTTTAATTGAACTATACTCTCTCCATCAAATATATTAATAAATGAATATAATGTAATTATATGAGATAGTAAATGTTTCTTTAATAATTTTTTTAGATTACATGGGGTATAAATTGTAATAGATCCTGTCATCTTTGTATTTTCTATATATATGTATATATAATAATCTTTATATCATATTTAATCTTTTTTTATTATAAGTTTATTTAAAAAAATAATCTTATATTATATATAAATAATGAGTGAAGTTCAAGAGAAAATCAAAACCCTACGCCCAAATCTTAAAACAAATACAATCAAACAATATGAAGCACAACTAAAAAAATTACAGAAATTATTCGATACAAATAATTATAAGTTTTTAGATGATCCAAAAAAGGTTGAAGAAAAGATAAATCATTTACATTATACAAGTAGGAGGAATGTATATAATGCAGTAATTATTTTATTACTTGCTTTGGATAAAGATAAGGAATTAATTGATACATACGGAGATATGAGAGATGAATTAAATAAACAATATCAAGATGAACAAGCATCTGGGAAGATTAGTGAGAAGCAGAAGGAGAATTTCGTGGATATTGAAGAAATATATAAGATGTTAGAACAAATGGAAAAAGATATTAAACCATTAAAAAAGAAAGATACATTGAATCAGAATGAAAGACAATTGATTAAAGCATATACAATATTTTCATCATTAGTTAGAATTCCAGTAAGGAATGATTTAGCTGGATTAATATTCATAAATAAAACTACATATAATAAATTGACAGATAAGGAGAAGGAAGAGAATAATTATATGGTTCAATTAAAAAACAATTTACAATATATATTTAATGAATATAAAACTGCAAAGAAATACAAAGAGAATGTAATAGATATTCCGAAGGACTTACAAAAGATATTAAGAATGTATATGAAAATAAATAATTATAAAGTAGGAGATGTAATATTTCCATTATCTAAGAATGGATTAACTCAATTATTAACTAAGTATTCCATGAAATATATGAATAAAAAAATATCATCTACAATGATTCGAAAATCCTATTTATCCAGTAAGTATAGTGATATGAAGAAGGAGATGGAGAAAGATTCAAAAATAATGGGTCATAGTGTAGGAACTGCACAAAAAGTATATGTGAAAGATTCTGATGATATGGATAAGGTGGAGGAAAAAACGGATGAATAAATATTGCATTTTACAACATTTTTTTTCAGGAATTTTTCACTCAAATATATTCTCTCATCATAACTATATTCTATATACATATAATTTTTTACTCTCAATATTTTTGAAATATAAATATTGCATTTTACAACATATTAATCGAATGTAAGAATTATGGGTTCTCTCTTAATTGTTAGACATTTTATTATTTGTTTCTTTGATATTGATTTTTCTTGAAGCATTTGTTTTATCTGAGGGCTGATTAAAGGTTTAAATGTATCTTTAACTTTACAACATTTATTCATTAATTTACAACATCTTCTAACAGATGGAATATCTCCATATTGTTTAATATAATTCATATCATCAACTATATCATTTAAACTATTATATGAACAATAATCTAAATCATATTTATTATTGCAGAATTTAATAATTGATTTACAGATAATCATAATATTATTTTTTTCTTTAATATTGATAATTTTTTTAGGATTTGGTTTAGATAAATAAATAAATAAATCTTGTTTCGTTTTTATTCCATATACATTATCATTTTTAATATCTTCATCTTTGACATGATAATATTCAATCAATTTATCTTGAATTTCTTTTTTATTAATACTATGATTAAATATAATCGGAACATTTAAGGAATTTATTAAATGGATGAGATCTTGTTTTGAGAAAGTTTTATCTATCATATATAATATAATATATTTTATTTTTACTAAATTTAACACTTATAATATTTTATATTCTATATATATAATAACAATGCCTCCAAAAGTTAAAATGCTTCCTGTGAATGAGATTGCAAAGTTAATAAGAGAACATAATAAATTATCTAAAATTGAAATGCCGAAAGGAAAAGAAAGAACACGACCAAATTTGATTAAAGCTATTGAAGATGCTGGATTTAAATTAAATCATGAAAAGAAAAGGATTGAAAGAGGAGCACAAAATGGAGAAAGAAAGACAGACCCTAAAAAAGATCCGAAAAAAGACCCAAGTAAAATAGTAATATCTAAGAAACCTCCTATGGCATCTATGAAAATAAAACCCCGTGCTTCTGTTCCCACAACAGCAAGTCAATTAAGAAAGCAAATAGAAGAGATATTAAAACCTATTCCTGCACGAGTTAAAGATTTTAAAAGAGAAGGTTCAGGATTAAATACAAAAAAAGAATTATTAAAATTAAAAGGGAAATATCTTAAACCATATAGAGACCAGTTCTCAGTATTGATGGATAAAGTTGAAGAGGCAAAATTTATGACAGATGAATTATATGAAAGTTTAGATGATGATTTTGATAAAAAATCCGAAAAAGGTTTTGATAATGCAATGGAAGAATTACAACAAGGATTAAAAGAAGTATCTGTAAGAGATATAGCAACTAAAAGAGATGTAAGATTTACCAAATCCGAAGATATTAAAAAGTATTTCAAAGATTTCAAGGATAAATATATGGATTCAAATTCTCCTGATGCTGTTGGTGGAAGTAAAAGAGAAAGATATGCAGAATGGATTGATGATAATGAAAAAAGATTACTAAAAGATTTACAAGTATTACAGAAAGGAGGAAAACCAAAACTACCAGCACGACCTTCACTACAAGAAAAAGAAACTTCTAAAAAAGATTTTGATAAAGAATTTATTAAAATATATATTGCAGAAAAAAAAGAAGATATTAAAAATTTAGGAGGAAGTGATATGGATGTAATAAATGAACAAAAGAAAAGATATAATCAATTATATAAAAAATTATTTACTGATTTTAAAGTAAAGTTCAATGGAGATATACTTGAAGAAAAAAAAGAAGAAAAAATTAAAACAAATCCAACATTAAAAAAATTACAAGATGAATTTTCAAAAGGAGCAAAAAAAATATTAGATAAAGGAACAAAAAAGAAATAATAACCGAAAAACCATTAAAAAACAATAATAATAATAGATTAATACCATATTTAACCCTTTTTAATCTTAAATAGTTAATAAAACTGCTTAAAACAATAATTAATTTTAAAATTAATTACTATTTCTTTAAATAATAGTAATAAAACGAGATTAAAGGGGTTATTTAACCATAAATAATACTTAAAACATTAATAATATAAGATTATCATATAAAATGAGTGATTATGAGAATATGGATAAACTTGATTTACTACATGAATTAAATATAATTCATTATTATCGTGATGAACTACGAGACACACTTGAAAAGATTAGAGAATTATTTAATATCTCTTTGGATGATTTTCCTAATGATTGGAACATTAATAATGATGAACATTATGGAGATTATATTTATGCAAGTTTAAGAGAATATAAAAATAATAATATAAATTAAAATATTTATCTATTATATAATTAATGAATCAATTAACAGATATTAAAATAGTTGAATGTAATCGTCAGGCGAGTAATGAAATGAGAGAGGATGATTTAGAAAGCAATTCATCTTGGAGAAATAACTTGTCTGATGTTATTGAATTAAATGCAGGAGATAAAGTTTCTGTTTATTCTTCTTTTATTTCCGTTGATGGTGCAGGACAATCAAATACTATGGATATAAAAGGAAAATCATTAGGAGTCAAAAAACTTTTAAGATCTACTAAAATTACTTCTACTAAAATTACTGACCCATCAAATAATAATTATAATATAGCACAAACTTTAAAAGAAGATTCAGAACAAGTTGATACATTAGTAGATGTAAGAGATAATGAAATAAATATGGTTGTGAGTTATTATAAAAATATGGATTTAGATGGATATGTTCAACTTCCTCGACGATTTGTTAAAAATTATGAACCTACTGACACTGGAACAGGAGGGAATAATGGATGGGCTGTTCCGAGATATGATACAGCAACAGAAGGAAGATGTCTTGCTAATCAGTGGGCTTGTTATATGGATAGTGATTATAAATATTATAATACTGATAGTGGAAATGTAGTTAATGATTGTTTAAAATTAAGAAATGATGGAAGTAGATATACATTAATGATTAGAAATGTAGCACATTTTAAAAAGGCAGGAGGAAACAATGATTTACCATTTCCTTCATCTTATCAACATGGAGGAAGTCCATATTCAAGAGACCCCGAGAATGCTTTATATTTTCAATATAGAGAAATTAAAACTTTAAAAATTCCAAAAGGTTTCAATAGTGCAAATTATATAGCAACTGAATTATCAAGACAATTACAAGAAATAAAAAATAATACTACATTTACTTATAAAGATACTGATACACATGAAACTATTTATAATACTTATCCTGATTTTACAACAACTAAATTATTAGAAAGTAATACTTATAAAGGATTTAATTGTGGAACTATTGTTAATTATGAAAAAGAACAATTTGATGCAAGTTTTATCGAAACTCCAACTGGAACTGAATCGGAAAAAGAAAAACAAGCATCATATTATCAAAATTATCAATATGTATTAATGAAGAGACCAGACTTATATGAAATTGGACAAAGATTAAATACAATTCAAGGACACGAATTACAAGATAATATATTTAAAGACCAAACTCATATTTTTCCAACTAATTTAGAATATAATCTGGCAAATTTAAAATTATTAAAAGATTTTTTTGAAGTTCAAGAAAAATATCCTGAAATATGGGCGGAGAATAATTTAAGAACTTGTGAAACACAAGGAAATCATTATGTAAATAGTGGAATAGGAAGTCATAATGCACGATTTTTTCATATTAACAGAGCAAGACAAGATAAATACATTACAAAAATTATGGATGAAACTCATAAAACTAATTTAGGATTTAGTTATTACGAACAAACAGACGACCCTGCCGAACAACCTCCTCATAATCAGTTTGATACAAATAAAGATGAATTATCAAGTCAAGCTGTTTTTACCTTTTATGACCCATTACAAAAAGATAAATATTATGATAATCCAAATGTATCAAGGGGAGAATTAACTTATGGATTTGCAAGTAAAAGAGCAGGAAGTAATACAATAACTCTTCATCCAAATATGTTAAAAAAACCTGATGGAACTATTATTGGACTTCCTGCTTGTATATTTAATCAAAATATAGTAATAGTAGATAATAGATCATGGGGTTTTGATTATCATTGGAACGCCTATGGAAATGCTACTATTATGTTATGGGATGGAAGAAGTAAAACACAGGCAAATGCAGATATAGATAGAGCATTTCAATTTAGACAAACAACCACAGAAAAACCAGATAAAAATGCTCCTGTTATTGAGACTCCTGCTGTAAGTCCATTGAATACTGAATTTAATTCTAAATCTTATTTAGGAAGTGATGCTACTAATATTGGATATGATGGAACTCATTTCTTTTTTAGTAATTTTCATACTCCTAAAAATGTCGGAACTACCAGTGGAGCAGGAAGTAATTTAGTTCATACTACGAGTGATGCCACTCCTGTATATAAAAACTTAGAAGATTTCGTGGTTGATGCCTCAAAAGTAGTTTATAAAATGAATGTAAAAGATGATTTTATTCAATTTAGTCCAGTTAGATTTCCTTATCAAGTAAAAGAAAAATTAGCAGTTAATACTGGAAATAATTCTAAATATTTATTTCAAAGACCTAATATCAATCAAGATTATTATGCTATATTTGATAGTATATGTGGATTAACTATCGAAGATTTTGGAATAGATGAAGCTCAGTGGAGTAATTCACTATGGGGATTAATGGGATTTTCTTATAGTCAATTACATAGTAATAATAATATTAGAACTCAAAGAATAGGTTCAAATAATATTAATGATTTAAATATATTAACTACAAATGCACAAGTTCCTATCGGTGATAGTAAAATATTTAATCAAAATGCCTTCGGACAATCTACATTTAATAATCAATTGACTCAACCACTTTCATTCATAAGCCCCGATGGTTCAAATAATTTATATTTACAATATCCTACTATTCAACAATCCACTGAATCACTTAAAATTATAGCAGAAGATTTTCCTGTTTCTATGGCGAGGGGTTATTATTCAATACGAAGTGATATTATTAGTGATACTCATTTCTTAGGAGGTCGTGGAAATAATACTATTATGCCTATTGTAGCTGTTGTTGATAAAATGAACCCACAAGGCGATTACTATTTCGGAACTGAGAGTTCTATACAATTCACTATGACTGGAAATAGATTATTATCAAGTATAAATGTTAGTATCCATGATCCAGATGGAAGCAAGGCTAATGTGGGGGAATTTTCATCTGTTTTATTTAAAATTGAAAAACAACGGAAACTCTCATATAATATTGCACAAGAACTTTTATTAGAAGAAGAAAGTAAAGAAAAGAAGAAATGATAGTCGTTAAGTCGTTCCTATAGTCGATCCTAAATTAGGAACGACTATATCGGAGATTTATATTATATATTTATTTATATTTTTTTATTACCTATTACTATATATAATTTATATATATATATTATATAATTTATATAATAGTAATGATAGTCGTTATAGTCGTTATATTTCATTCCATATTAACCCATTTTGAAATTCACCCTATAAGGAATTATAATTGAATATAACGACTTTAATGACTATCATTACTTCCAAAATGTTGCAAATTACAATAAATATTTAAAAGAATCTCTATATTATTATATATACTACTATAAAGAAAATGGTTGAGGAAGAAATCATTCAAAAAGCACTTGAATTATATAAAAAAAATCTTGCAAAATACAAGGAAACTTATGAAAAAAGAAAATTAGATGAAAAATTTATGGAAAGTAATCGGCAGAGGGCAAGAGATTATTATTTAAATAATCCACATAAGAAAAAAGAATATTATGAAAACAATAAAGAGAAACAAAAATGTAAATCAATGTATAATTATTATAAGAAAATGGATAAGATTGATATATTTAAATCTAAGTATCCTGAAAGATATGAATTATTGTTTAGTTCCTTGTAATAAATGATCTTCAAATATATAAGATGGTTCTACACTATCAAAAGGTTCTTCAAGAGGTTCTAAATCCTTTACTTTTTCAAGAACATTATCTTCGGTTAATTCCTCACCTTCTTCGAGTGATTTTTTAATATCTTCTAAATGATGATGTTTATTAAGTTCCATTAACTTATAATATAGTTTATCATGAACACACGGCATTTTATATTATATATAAATATAATATTTTAATATTTATTATTTTTAACTTTTTTTTTACTTTCTTCAAATATATCTTTATCTCTTATTTTATTATCCTTTTTATCTGGTGGTTTTAAAGGAACATAATTTTTACTTCTATCTTCTGTGCAAGGAAGACATTGTGCCATTTTAGATTTCCCTTTTTTTCTTTTTTGAACAGGCATTATAATATTATATATA